CCGCGCCGGGCACCACGCGCATGGCCGAGGCGCAAGACGCCCCGCTGACGCGCGCCGACCTGCAGGTGTTCGAGCTGCGCGGCGCGGCCCGCGATCGCATCAGCGCCGCCAAGCTGCCACAGGCCGCGAAAGACCGCCTGCAGGCGCAGGTAGCCATCGCTGGGGCCGAGCGCCTGACCGAGGCCGCCGTGGGCGACCTCATCAAAGCCGAGGGCGACTACATCGCCCGCATGACCGAGAGCGGCGCCGTGCGCGTGCCGGCCTTCGGTGGACTCCAGGTGGAAGACCGCTCCATCAAGGTGGGCGAGATGTTCGACGCCTTCTTCGATCCGGCGCACAAGGAACACCGCAACGTGCAGTCGTTCCGCGAGTGCTATATCGAGATCACTGGCGACCGCCGCGTGACGGGCGACCTGCGCAACTGCGACCTGGGCCGCATGGCCGAGAGCCTGGGGGTGATGCGCGAGTCCATCGCCAGCACCACCTGGGCCGATGCGCTGGGCGACAGCATCACGCGCCGCATGCAGGCGGTGTACGTCGGCCTGACCAACCTGGACACGTGGAAAAAGGTGGCCACTTGGGGCCCGGTGAACGACTTCCGCGCGCAGGAGCGCGTGCGCATCGGCGGCTATGGCAACCTGCCCGCTGTGGCGCAAGGCGCGGACTACACGGCCCTGGCCTCGCCTGGTGACGACAAGGCGACCTACGCGGCGACCAAGCGCGGCGGCACTGAAGACGTGACGCTCGAGGCCATCAAAAATGACGACGCGCTGGCGCTGCGCCGCATCCCCGTCGAGCTGGCCCTGGCCTCGAAGAACACGCTGTACGAGTTTGTTTTCGACTTCTTCCGCACCAACGGTGCCATTTACGACACCAAGGCCCTGTACCACGTGGACCACGCGAACCTGTTCGCGGCTGCGCTGGACGCCACCGAGTTTGCCAAGCACCGCCTGGCGATGCTCAAGCAGACCCGCGCGGGCAGCGGCAAGCGCCTGGCCACCGGCCCGGCCTCGATCCTGGTGCCGTTCGAGCTGCAGGAGCTGGCGTTCAACCTTTTCGTTCGCAACCAGAACCTGGACAAGACGTTTGTGCAGTCGATCAACCCGGAAGTGATTCCGGTGGACTACTGGACCGACGCCAACGACTGGTGCACGGTTGCCAGCCCCACGGTTCTGCCGGTGCTGGAAATCGGCTTCCTGGATGGCCGCGAGGAGCCCGAGCTGTTCGTGCAAGACCAGCCCAACGCGGGCTCGATGTTCAGCAACGACAAGACGACTTACAAGATTCGCCACATCTACGGCGGCGCCGTGCTGGTCGATGGCGAAAAGGGCACCACCAAGGCCGTGGTGGCCTGACCGAACTCCAAACCCCCTCTGTGGGCAAGTGAAGTGGCTGGCACCCGCAACTGCCCGCCCGCCCCGCAAGGGGCGGGTTGCCAAAGGTCCCGAAGCGCACGCGCACATGGAGCCTTTGGCAACCCCGCCAAGCAACCCCCCAGTCTTTAAAACCGGAACCGCACGCAATGGCCCTGGCCGATATTCAGCAGCTCACGCTCGACCTGGCACGCGACCAGGGCGATGTGGTGGCCAGCGATGCTCGCAACCGCGCCATTGAGGCCGCCCGCCTGCAGTACAGCGCGGATTGCCCGCGCCCGCTGGTGGTGGATATCGCCTGGCCCGAGGGCGACTGGGCGCCGGTGCCCGACGGCTGGACGCATGGCGCCTGGGTGGTGTCTGCCGAATACCCCGTGGGCCGCCAGCCGCGTGAGCTGATCGAGGTGGCCGCCTACCAGACGCCGGACGGCTGGCAGTTGATGGCGGCCAGCCCGGTGCCGACGGGTGCGGTGGTGCGCTTGTCATTCATGGCTGGGCACGAGCTCTCGGCCACGGCCGACACCCTGCCCGAGCACCACCGCCTGCCGGTGGCGCAGTACGCGGCGCACCTGGTGTGCCACCAGCTTGCCACCTACTACAGCGCGCAGCGCGAGACCAGCCTGGGCGCAGATGCAAGCATGACGGAGACGCGTGCGCGCGAATTTGCCGCCCGCGCCAAGGAACTGCGCGCCGCCTACTACGCGGGCGTGGGTGTGCCCGACCCGTTCAAAGCCGCCGCAGGCGGCGCCGCCTCCGGTGCGGCGGCCGCTGCTGGCGTGGCCACCTGGCCCCGGCGCAACCCCCGTTTTGGCCTGGTGCGGCGGGGTGGGCTATGAACCTGTCGATCAGCATCGGCGGGCTGGACACCATTGCCCAGGGCCTGCGCGAGGCGCCTGCCTACACCGACCAGGTATTGCAGGCCACCATGCACGAGGCCACCTTGCTGGTGCAACGCGAATGGCAGGAGAACATGCCGCGCGCATCGGGCCTGACGGCCCGCAGCATCACCAGTGACGTTGCCAGCACCCCGGCGGGCGTGCTGGGCGTGGTGGGCAGCAGCCAACCCAGCGCGATTTTCATGGAGCTGGGCACGCGGGCGCACATGCCGCCGATTGAGGCGATTGAGCCCTGGGTGAAGGCGGTGCTGGGCATCAGCGACCCCAAGGAGGCCAAGAGCGTTGCCTTCCTGGTGGCCCGCAAAATTTCCCGCGAGGGCACGCCCGCGCGCCACCCGATGGCGCAGGCGGTAGCGGCAACGCAAGGGCAGGTGCTGGCGATGTTCGAGCGCGCGGTGGGCCGGATTGCCGAGCACCTGGCCGGAGGCAACGCATGACGATGCCCAATACCTTGGTTGCCTCGCGCGCGGCCCTGCAGGCGGTGCTGAGCGCGGTGCCAGCCGTGGGCGTGGTGCACCCGTGCGAGCGCTACGCGCAGAGCGAGCAGGCTTTTCGTCAAGCCTACCTGTACACCCATGCCGACCCGGCGGCAGATGCCTTTGCCACCGAGCCGCACCTGCGTGGCTGGTACCTGCGCCGCAGCGCGACCAGCGAGGTGACTGCCAACGGCCGCATCTTGAACGAGCACACCTGGACGGTGCGCGGCTACATGGCCTTTAAAGGCGCAATCGACAGCGAGCTGATTTTTGACGACCTGGTCGAGCGCATGCGCGCCGCCGTGCGCGTGGACGCCGCCCTGGGCCTGCCGGGCCTGCTGGGCGCCAGCGTGGCCGAAGAGCGCGGCATGCAGGTGGCCGGCGCAGGGCCGGTGCTGTTTGCCGGTGTGCTGTGCCACAGCGCCGTGCTGGAGCTGAAAACCCGCAACTGGGCCGAATGGAGGAAATCATGAAGACGACAAGCCGCACCGCTAAGCCTGCGAGCCGGCGCAAGAGGCCGCAAGCCGCACCCGCCCTGGAACGCGTGCACCTGGTGCGCGAGCACGAGCACCTGGGCGAAAAGCTGGCTGCTGGCACCGCCATCACCGTGCACCCCGCCATTGCCACCTGGCTGCGCGCCGTGGGCACCGTGTTACCCCAAACCACCACCAAGAAGGATTGAAGCACCATGTCATCTGAGCAAATCATCAAGCGCACCTTCGCCCCTGCGGCGCTGGTCGGCCAGGTCTATGCCCGTGAGCGCGGCAGCGCGGGTGTGCCCATGCCGATCGGCAACGTGCTGGAACTGGAGCTGTCGCACAAAGAAGACGTCCAGAAACAGTCGGATATGACGGCGCTGGGCGGCGGCACGCACGCGGAGATGCGCCGCGTGACGGAGGTCGAGATCAAGATGAAGCTTGCCGATCTGAACGTGACCAACCTGGCCCGCGCATCTCTCGGCACAGTGCAGGGCGTGGAGGGCGGCGCAGTGAGCAACGAGGCGCACACGGTAGCGCGCGGCGGCCTGCTGCGCACCGCGCACATCGCACCGACCAACGTCGTGCTGCGCAAGGGAACGACGCCAGGCACCGGCACGGTAAGCAACGAGGAGCATCTGGCCGTGAGCAAGGGGGACCTGGTCGCGCTGGCGCACGCCGGTGCGACGAACGTGGTGGTGCTCGAAGGCAGCAGCCTTGTCACCGCCACGCCGCTCACCGCCGCCGGAAACTACACGGTGGTGTCCGCCGGCGTGCAAGTGGACGTGGCCGCCACCGACGTGACCAACGGCACCGGCTTCTGGGTGAGTTACGAGTACCC